GAAGAGATATACGCTATCATTAAGCAAATTGCCGATCACATAGAACCACCAACACCAGCCCCAGTTGCTAAACCAGCGCCAGCACCAGCGCCAGCACCAGCACCAGCGCCAGCGCCAGCGCCAAAACCAGCGCCAGCACCAGCACCAAAATCGGCTGCAAAGAAAATTACTTCACCAACTAAAAAGGCCCCAGCTAAAAAGGCCCCAGTTAAAAAATCTGAATAAATCTAAAACCTTTGTTGCATAGATATTGGCATTTGAGTAGGTGTAGGTACACTTTTACGGTTTATCATATAAAACCCACCACCTATTAATAGAATTATTGTCAAAAGATAATAAAGAGGGTATTTTTTCTTTTTTTCCTTTTCCATTTGTTCGATATCTTTCTTATCTGGAAGTTTTTTAACGTTTACGTTAAGATCTTCTATCTTCCCGATAAGTTTGTGCAAAGCCTCTAGAATTTGAACTTCACGGTTTATAGGTTTTTCCTTCACATCAATGGATGTTACTTCCAATGTCATAAACCATTCTGCATCCGATTGTAAATCCGTATATGTATTATCACCCTGTAATTCATTTATTTGAAAATCGAGTTTTTGTATTGATATAGGATTGAATAGATTTGTTTGTCTGTTAAAACTTCTCCAATGTTTATCGTGTTGTTTATAATTATTAGACCCGTCAAAATCTCTTTCCAGTGCTATTCTTGCAAAAACCTGTCCTCTACGTTCGTCTAACATTTGTGCAACTTTTGGTACATCGTCACACAGTATATCTATATACTTGGCACCACTACCCGTACCAGATCCTGTATTACCAATCTGAGTAACATAAAAATCAACTAGTTTTAAACCACACACTTTACTAATATCCGACACGTGTGTATTCGAAGAAAGATCGAGATCTATTGTAAATTTGTTATTTGTACCTGTCACAAAATTTGAATCAACGGTTATGTATTGTACCTTTTTTGGTAATTCTTGGAGTGAAACCATCCTGTATTTAGTATATAAAAAAATAAATACAAATATTAACAATGTTTACACTTTATTCAAGCGTATGCCGTTTATTATCACCAGAAACAAAAAAAATAACACCCGTAAATTCATGTTCTTCGTTATACCCGGGTATTACATGCACAAAAACAGATACATTGGACATGATGTTATCCCCAGATAATTCATACGATGTAATAAATTCAAAAAATGATACCGGTGAGATTATTGTATTACAATATCCAAAATATGACAAAACATTTAGTCATTATAGACCTAAGTTTAAAAGATAAGTATAAAAATATATAAAAATGAAATGGACGACTACATTGCCTTACACACGTACGACTATAAACTCTCGTTTTGTCAAGCGACAAACGAACTCCCGAGTGACATGCAAAGACTTGTATGGGAAAAACTTAACGCGTACGAATCACGTGATCTCGTGTGTCCAGGAGCCCCAAAAAAACAATTACGAAATACACGATTCTCAAAAGAAAGACTCGAAACGTTGGCCAGAAAATGGGAAGGAAAATGGGGGTAATGAACTTTATCAGCGTATGAAAACATTGGCATATGAAGAGTTTTGTTACGATGATTTTAAACGTGAAGAGTATGATTCGTATTCATTGGTTTTATATAGAACAATGTTAAATGAATTAGAATACGAAAGGCGTAATTTGAAATACATAAACCTTTTTGGTGAAAAATGGAGAAAAATGCCCAGAAAACAAAATAATTTTACACACGAAGATAGATTAACTGAAATACAAGTTCGTATATACGAATCAGTTAACAGATGCGAGGAATTTCTCGATAAAGAACGTGAATTTAAAAGAAAATATTTTAATGATGAAAATATCAACATTGATATTATAGATACTTAACGAATAAATTGTAATGTATAGTAATTAATGTTAAATATAATAAACCCCGGTACTAAAACACTTAGAATATCCTGCCCAACTAAGAGAAAAGAAGGTATAACCGAATATGAACAGATTAAATCTAAAATAAAAAAAACGACTATAAAATACGGAACTGCAATTTCTACGTATCATTTCATTTTTCATACACCCATAGACGGTGTATCCGCAAGCTTGGGTGCAATAGCTTCATGTATATATGTAGATTCACTTTCGTCTTACGTGGACAATTTTGAAAAAAAACCCGTATTGAATAAAAGATTAGTTGTACCTACAGTTATTGCTCTATTAGAATCAACGTGGAATTCATCAGATTTACCCTTCGAATTTAATATGGGTGCAACACTTTTTGGATTTTTAGCATATAAAATGTCTTTTTATCAAATACTTGCTGAAGAATTATTAATGTATGACGAGAACCTAAGTCGCATTGACGAAATATAAAAAGTAAAAAAACTAAAAAAACTAATACAATGTCACTTTTTTATCAGTTATTAAAAAACTCCACAACTGTTTCTCATAAAAAGGAATTAGATGATCTTTTTTCGTCTGTTATAAGCGACGGTGAAAATGTTATTGAAATATATAAACTTACATCAATATCTGAGATATTTCCAACTGAAATTGCTGATTCGGAAACAGATATTGCTTATATGGGGTTAAGTAAACTCGACGAACGCGAAGACATTCGTTATGTTGAATTTACTCACGAAATCGAAGGATGCGATGGTATTATTGAACCTTTCATTGAGATGATTAAAGAAGATAAAAAAAATAAAAACTTAATCATTATACCTCGTTCTATTAATCATAAAACACGTGATTTATGGAGTAAGTATTTAAGTAAATATTTTACCGATATTAAAGGGGGTGAAAAGTTTATTACTAAACATAAAATACCAAATAAATATTTACACTGGAGTGAACTTACAAAAACTTTACCACGTGACACAGATTTGTTAGATGAGTACACTGATACTGTTATGAACAATTAAAAATTAATCTTACTTAAACATTACGACTTTTAATATTATATATACAAATACAATGCCTTACCTAACACACGAATTATTAAAAAACTGTACCACACTATGGAAACTTGATAACATCAGTGATCTGTGCTCTAACCTATGTGGTGTAAAATCCACTGTTTATGGATTAAAGGCGGATTTCGGATTTCCTAGTCATCTTATTCCTAAAAATACTAATAACTATATCGCATACATCGGTATTCACAAAAAAAAATTAATCACTTCTTATGGACAAGCACATTTTATCACCTTTTACCACGAACCTAAAAACTATCAATATCAAAGAGACCTCGGTATATTGGAATACATGTATAACATGTACATGGATCAAATGAGTGATGAACTCACGGACGATGAAAATTATGATGAAACTGAAAAATTAAGGGTTGAAGTTTTTCCGTATAAGATAACATCTAAGAATATTGATTATTGGAAGACTGTAATCCAAGATGATTGGGATATAGTTGACAAAATTGATTTGGACGATTTGATCGATGATTTTGGAATAAGGGAACGTATAGATTGGACAGAACTATATAATTCTTTACCCGAAAACATTGACGACGATATAACCGAAATGGATGATTCTGAGGAAGAAATGGAATCTGACATTGAAGAAACTGATAGTGAAATCGAAGAAGGTGAAATTGTGAGTGATAGTGAAACCTAAGTATAACAATAATTAAAATATAAAATAAAATAAAATGAGACCAAACTGTCCCTACGAGAACTGTTACTGTAGATCTGGTAAGAACGGATTCTGTTTAAAACATAAAGAAATCGGTGAAGCTGTTCAAGCTTTACTCATGTTATCAAAAAATAATAATAAAAAATAAAAACTTTATATTAAGTAATAATGCCTGAAGTTGATAATACACTTCATAAAATAATGTCATTTATAGATGATCACTCGGGTGAAATACCTGAAGGCGATTATTTAGATATGTGTAATAAATTACGTGATGTGTATAGAGTAGAAGATAGACCCCCCGTTCGTGTACGAACTTTACCTCGCAGTCTACAAACGAACCCACTTGATTCTATTTACGAAAAATGTATGATATTGGTTAGAAAAAGAAAAGAAATTAAATCAAATATACTAAAACATAAAATAAGACAAAGAATAACCCGAAGATTTAAAAAAGAAGCAATCGATGCTTTTTGTGACGCCCTAAATTTACCACCGTATAACAGTCTAGACGAATTACGTAACGATGGTTACATAATAGATACTCATTCGTTCTTTACTGATTATAAGAATATAATGAATGATCATATCAGAGGATTACAAACCGGTTATGCCGTTGAACTTGATAATATAGAACTTGAGATGGAGAGAATTTGTAATTTTATAGAAGCAACTGATAGAGTTATTGACGCATTTTACGAAATAGAGGTGACTATACAAACCTAAGTTATAAATAATATATAAAAAAATAAAAAACAATAGTAAAAATGGACGACCTTGTAAATTTAATGCGTTTAATTGACTTGAATTCCGAGATAATATCTGAAGGACATTATCTTGAAATGTGCAATTCTATAAAAAACGTTCACGAAACCATTTCTCAATTAAATTCGAAATATGATTCTGAATCCGAATCTGACGATGATACACAAAATTTTTATACATTGGAAAGAAGAAATGGTAGTAATGCAATACTTGAACCATTTACTCCACCTATACCATTCTTAGCTGAAAGGTCTAGATATTACGAAGATGATAATAATGAAGAGAATACCTTATATGCGAATCCTGAAGAAAGAGAAGAATTGATGAATTATATGAACTCAATAATGCCATATAATTCTTACACAGAAATGGCAAATGAATTACGAACTCTCGAGGTTGAGCAAAATGAGTATAATATATCTTATATGAAAAGATTGGATGAAAGAATAGTTCGAATGCAAAGAACTATTAATAAAACTAAAACAAGGCAAAGAATTACCGCAACTGTTCGTAAAGAAGCTGTAAAAAGACGCGCACAAGAACTCGGTATACGATTATCTAGATATACACTTGGTAATTTATTGGACAAGGGACACAATGTAGGCAATGAAAGAGAATTTTACAAAGCCTACCTTGATGATTATAATCAAGAAACAGTAAACAAACTTCGTGATTTAAACACGGAGTTACTTCAAATTATTGGCGAGAGAGAAATTATTAGACTTGAAATAAACGAGTTTCATTAATATTTTATTTAAATATCATTTTACACCATTTTTCATTAATATTACCGAAAGGTGAATACTCGAACAGTAAATGTATTAACGCACCCGAAATAATTAACACACCCGTTCCCTTATATATAAACTTTGTAAGACCCATTACTAAAACCTGTAACATTAAACCTATAAAAAGTGCTTCCAAAAGAACTGTGGTTACAGGACGTGAACTCATTTATATTTAATCAATATTTTTTTCTCCTGATACAATATAACAAAATGTCTTATAACTCTAACAAGTATAACTCCGTACCAATTTTCGCGTTCGTCGCAGTACTTATCGCTGTCGCGATATACAGTGGTATTACTTATTCAAAAACACCAGCCAAAGAAGATCTTATAAAAGATGAATAAACATAAATATTAATAATTATCTCGTGATATATAAAATGATACCTCTTCTTTTAATCATTCTATTTATCATTTTTCTATTATACGTATTACGTAAACGACATGTTGAAGAATACTTAATAGAAGGTGTAAATCTTTCATGGAGAAACAAAACGGGTGTCGAAGGTATAGTAAACAAATGGATTCTCGTTGTTAAAGATACACAGGGTAATGAAATACACAGAACTGAAAATAGTGATTTGAATAATAGAAAAAATGATACGGATGTTACACTTAACGTTTTTACGAATAAAACTTTTGGTGATAATATTATTGGTAACAATACGATCGATATTTATTATAACGACGGTTCGGGTGATAAGATAATTAATACACAAATCCTTCGTTTTGAAAAGGATGAGTTTAGTGAAGATATAAGTGGTTTTGAATTCCGTGATTTGGATATATCAGCGTGGGAAAATGCACAGAATAAAGATTGTGTCGGTGTATATTCAAAAGTTAAGAAAGATAAATCAACCCCGGGAACGGATAAGTTTGGGTGTGGACCTTCTGACGATCCTAATAAACACGATTGTCAATTTTGGAAATATACCCATGACCAAAAACAACTTGGTACGGGTAAACCATGTACACGTGACGAAGGACACGTTATTAAAGTTCAATGGCCTAAAAAAGCAAACACCGATAGAGTAGGTTTACAATTTGTCGATGACCCCGATCCCAATACAGATTCTAAAGTAGCCGATACCCCACAACATTATAAGTCTCTATTTGATCAACAACAAGCAGTTGTAGATGCACAAGAAAAGGAAAATGCTAAGATCGCAAAAGAAGCGGCGGATAAGGCGGCCGCGGAAGCACTCGGTGGTTTAATACCTAACCAAACGAAATTAGGTGACGATGGTTTTTGTAGTCACGGTGGTGTTGTGATACATCAAGTGGATGGGGATGTGAATACAGCAAAAGGGTGTAAACGTATATGTTCAGATACAAACAATGTATGGACGCGAGATACGTCACATGGAACATGGGACTCTAACGAAGCTAATCGTATAGTAGAAGAGTGTACAGATGCTAAACTCGATATCATATGGGAAAAGGATGGTGATGGTAAACGTAAACTTCGTTCGGGGTTACAACGAGTAAAGATTACGTTCAAACATTTACATTTCCTGAAACTTTTACATACGAACTTATCATGAACAAAAAGAATGCTTATTTAGGAATACACATTGAATATATAAAACTCGATGGTGTTTTAGCGACAAAGGCACAAACGACTATACACAAAAATCCTAATAGAAACAATAAACCCGATAATATGTTTAGTATTGGAAGTGGTACAACAAATTACGCGGCATGGAACGCGGATGGCCACAATGTAGGTGATAAGATATTTACCATTGTATCTGATAAAAAGGTTGATAAAATCGATATAGTATATACACGACCTCGATATGCACCCGGTTGGATAATAAAAGAAAACGGGGTTACGAAAATTACAGAAACGTCTAATAGAGGTGGTAATACTGAACCCAGACCCGTCGTATATACGTACGATATAAAGAATGGTAAATCAACACCCTTTACAATCCCACCTCCAGCTCAACCAAGTTTATCTTTGCGCGCGGGAAATTC